TATGACTGTGGCCAGACTTTTTTATTTTATCATATAAAAGACTAAACATTTTCATATATTTTTCAGCGCCTGTACCAGGCAATTCATAATCACCACACATTGACAATATAATTTGTACAAGATGACCTTTTTTTGACCACGCTAAAGCAGAATAATCTTTAGTATTCCAAACACAACCTGCTAAATTTTGACCTGTCGCAAGTACATTGTTAATTTTGCAACCTAACTTACCTGCTTCAAATTTTATCCAATCAATTAAATCTTGTTGTGGTGTTAATCCGACAGGTGGCAATTCAATCCAATTATACTTTGGGAAGTCACTTGTCTGACCTATTTCCATGGTTTCTAATTGAGCTTTTAATTGACATAAACGTGGTTGTAATTCTGGTTTAAGGTGCTCTGATATTATAATCATATCTTTTATAGGATGTTCAGATATTAATTCTTTTAATTTATTAAAACGCATATTATCTAAATCTTTATCCATAGACAAATCAGGATAATGTTCAAAGTGTATTAATAATAATGCTGTTACTTCTTTTAACGCCATACGACAACTGTTTCTTTTTCAGGTTTTTTATCTCTTGCTCTATTTTTTGGGTGTATAAACTCACGTCTGCTTTGTTTACTATAACCTAAACTGCATAGTAAAAGAACAGGATATTTTACCCATGGTATATCTTCCCAACCTTTATTCCATGTTTTGTAATGATAGGGAAAACATAATAGAGTTGATGTATCTAGTCCTTGTTCTACGCAAAGGTTAGTAAGATTTGATGTAAACCAGCCTATTTCAGTACACGTTGTTCTTTGTAATTCTCCTAGATATTCTTCGTGCATTTGTTCAAAGAAATCACCTCTATCAATACAGTCTTGGTAAAATTCATTAGGCTTACATATTCTTTGTGTAAACACTAACAGATATGGTGCTGTTTTAATATGTAAAAATGCTGGGTTAGTACCATCTTCTTCCCACGTTTTGTGTTTATCTGAATAGTGTTTAGGTATCTTGTCTTCATTTATTAGTTTTTTATTCATCATACATTTTTTAGTGATAGACTTTCTTTCACGTACATGCTCAGGTCCTAACACGTTAACATGATATGGCATAAAGTTATTTTTTGATGGTGTTGTTTTCCACGCCTTATACAACAAGTCATCTATCTGCTCTTTAGGTGGAATTTTTTCCGTGTCAAATAAATGTATATGTCTTCTTTTACTTAAAAGTTCATATGCGTCCATGCTAATCCTTTTTATGATATGGTTCTAGTTCAGGAAAAACATCAAACAAATGTGTTTCCCATTTAGTACCTTTGTAATATTTATCGTTCATTAAAAGATAGTCTAACGTGTCCTGATAATCTAGGCCATCGTTGCTTTCTTCTAGCAGTTGTTGTATATCAGGAAAACCTTTATACTTTGGTATAAGTTTCTTTTTTATTTCGTCAGGCAAAACATTAGCACATAACTTTTTAGGATTTCTTATATTAGACCAATTGATTTGTTTGAACAATGTTTTATTTTTATCTATCCATTCTATCAATTCGTAAAATCTTAATACACTTAAAAAAGATATTGCACCGTTTATATTAACCGTTACGTTAGGAAACTTTTTAACTTCTTTTATATTGTTTACTACATCTTGCCAGTTTGTTCTACGTCTTATATATTCTACAGACTTACCTATACCATCTAAAGATACCGTAAATTCAAATTGCATAAACTTAGGAATGTAATCTAATAATCTTAATTTTTCCATTGATAGTACTGACATATTAGTTTGATATTTTACAAACATTTTATCAGCATGACCTGTTTTACATATCTTATCTAACAACATATAAAAGTCTTTCATAACTAATGGTTCGCCACCTATAAATTTTAAATTATAAATGTATGGTGCTAATTCAACTATCTGATCTACAACGTTTTTTAACTTCTCACCTTTTACTAATTCTATAGGCGCCTTTGCATAATCAGAAAAAACCTTTTCACCTTTCACTTCTTCCGAGTGTATAGATTTTAATCGTGTAGTAGAGTCGTAAGGTATACACATATAACAATCAAGGTTGCATTTGTTACCAAATGCCTTTACTTGTATCTCAAATATTCTGTCCTGAAATACACCTTTGTTTCTTCTTTTAAAATACTCTACTGCATTTCTTATACCAGGCCATATTGCGTGATCGTTTGTTTGTATTTTAAGAGAAGCTTGTCGCCTTGATCTGCCATAGTTTTTCTCCTGAAACATACATTGTTTACACCATTTTTTTGCAAGTTCTAATTTAGAACCTGGTGTAACCATTTCTTTACGTAAATCATTTAAATTTTTATTATCTTCAAAGTATCTACGAATAGGTACGTCTTTTATATTAGGATTGAAACCTTCAGCAGCCCATGAGCATGGTGCATATTCGCCTCTAGTTGTAGTGTAGACCATTGTGAAAGGAGCACTACAAAACCAGATGTCGTTATTTCTGATTTGGTCTTCTAGTATATCAACCTTTTTAAACCATTGACTCATGTCAACAGTACCATCACCAAGGTACTTGTCACCAGGACCACCTTTAGTCATTAACTTATTGTGATGAGGATTCCTATCTCTAGGTTTTATAAGAACAGTCATAATATAATTTATAATATAATTAAGTAGTTGTTTCTAGTACGCCACTCCCACTAACATTAGCAAACTCATAAATTTTGTATTGAAATGTAACACTTGCTGTTAAGTAATTTACATCTGTTGCTTGTTGATTGTAATCTAAACCAGATAATGATATAGGGTAAATATCTCTAAAACGTACTTCTATATTTGAATTGTTTTTACTTGTTAAGATGAATAGTGTAGCGTCTGAATATAAACCACCATCATCTGAAGTTTGTTTTACTACATCACCTATTTCTTTGTTTAAGTCTTCTCTTGTTGTTGTAGGATATCTATCTGATCCTGCAGCCTGCAATGATCTGAATTGTGAATGGTCTTTAGGAAATCCAAGACCAGTCATCCAACCATGTATCTCTCTATAGTTTTCTAAATTTTCATCTACTAAAAACTGTATGTTTAATGTATCGTATTCTAGTTTATCACCAGGGATAGGTACATCTTTAAAAGGTGTAGCTTGTGCTGAAGAACCCATTGTAACACCAGGTACATTTGCCGTAGTACAAAAATATTCTACTTTAGGTAACTTAATTATAGTAAACTTAAACTGTGTAGGACTCGCATAGTCCAGTTTAGTTGGTTGTCTTGTGTATGAGTTTGTTACTGTCATACAGCTATTTATATGAAAATTACTTAGGTTTAGGCAGAGGTATTATTGTCTTTTCGTCTACCTCTTCCCATTCTTTAGTTTGGGCTTCAGTTTTTAACTTCTTTTCGTTTTCTGTAAGTACAGATTGTGATTGTTCTGCTTCATCTAGTCTTTGTTCTATCTTTTCTAATGCGTTAGGTTTTTGTAAGTAATTAAGACCTAGTGAAAGTAGAAAAAAGAAACCACCAATTAGTACTATACCTGCAATTGCTCTAGTTATCGTATTCATTATTGTTGATTTAGGCTCTTTGTAAATTGTTATTCTTTCAGTATAAAACATAATCTACTTTTATTTATGTCAAAAAAAAGGGCGCCGAAGCGCCCTTTTCTAAATTGTTTCTCAACAAATATTACATGATGTTCTTAACTTGAACACGTCTGTAGTATCTGTTAGCGTTGATTGCACCAACACCGTCAGCAGTAATGTTGCCAGAAGCACTCGCACCAGCGAATGGGTTAGCTACCATACCGTATCGTGTTTTGAAACCGATTTTCGGTTGGAAGTTATCCTGACCTACTGCTCTAACCATTTGTAGAGGTACATATGGGCAGTAGAATAACCCTGCGTCATATGGAGAAGTTCCTTTGTAACCAACAACGTAGTATTGTTTAGTAGGTGACGCATTTGAAGCTAAGTTAGCAGCATATGGGTCAATGTAAACTTTAAACTTACCATTTAATACACCAGCAAAAGTATTACCAGTATCGTCAATGTTTAGGTTGTTGTTTAATGCAGGAGTGTAATCCAAAACACCCGCCATTTGTAATGCAGAGGCAACATCTGAAGAACAGATAATCATGTTACCTTTTCCTCTTCTGGTTCTCTGAGCGATTGTGTTTGCATCTCTTTCCAATTGGAACATAAGACCTTTAAATCTCTCAACAGACCATCTACCATTAGAGTCTGTGTCAAGGTCAAATATACCAGCAGTTGTTGTGTTAATTGCAGCATGTGAGTTGTCATTATCAGCAGCACCTACTTCAGCAGTTCTGTAAACTGTTCTTACAACTTCTCTATTGATCTCAGCTAAGATTTCAGCAGATAAGATGTTTGACAATTCAGTTTCAGCGTCTAAGCCGTGAATTGCTTTAAGGTCCTGTGCTAATTCCATAGTGTACTCAGCCTTTAATGCTCTGCTTTTTGCAGTTACAGTAGATTTCTCAATTGAGAAAGCCATTTCAGCAAATGAGTTCGCAGCTGCGTCTCCAAGTGCTTCTGCATATGCAGTTGTCATACCAGTACCAGTTGTGTAACCAGTAGAAGTACCGATTGAGTCATTAAGTACAGCTGGGTTTTCACCAGTTTGTGCTACAGCGGAAGCCCCAGACACAGAAGAACCAGCTTTGTTTCTTCCAGAAAAGTCTGTATCAGCTTCGTCAAAAAGAGCTTCACCACCACTTTGAGAAGTAT